GGCAACTATATCGCCTGTTGTGCTAGAGGCTGCTTGTCCTACTCCAATGCTCTGGGCGAACTTAACATCTTGGTTTTCATCAATCTCTATAGCAGGGGTTGTACCAACTGCCGATCCAAGGCCAATGACTAGATCATCAGCGGAATCATCGAGGCCAACGTAGAAATCTTGAGCGTTGCCATCGAAAACTATTTTAGTGTCAGCGGCTGCACCATCGCCTACTGTTACCGAATCATCGTCAATGGTAAGTATCGAGTTGGTTCCAACGGTAGATCCTACACCAACTACCAACTTATCCGCTGAGTCATCAAGACCAACGTAGAAGTCCTTGGCATTGCCGTCAAAAACTAGACTTGTGTCTTCTGCCCCTGCGTCACCTATTGTGAGGGTGGGGGTTGTGCCTGTAATGGTTACATCACCGCTAAATGTTGCGGCTCCTGATGTCAGGGCATCAATAGCAAGGTTTGAAAATACCTGTGTGACTGTAGCACCTGTGCCGCCACCATTGAACTTTAGTACAACGTCTTTGCCATTAGGAATCTCAAAATCATTTGAAGCGTTGTAGTTACCTTGGAAAATAATAACTGAACGGCTTCCAGAAAGACTGTTACGCAGATAACATATCTTTTCTGAATTGTTTGGAGTTAACTGGACATATGCTGTTGAACTGAGATCACCTCCGTCAACGAACTCGATAAACTTATTTCTTCCATTCGAGCTTGAGCCATCAGTAATCGGGAGGGCAGTGGGAGAGCCAGAAGAGCCAGCACTAGATAGTGTAACAGAGACAATACCAGTAATCGCTTCATCCGTTAAATCCCAGTTGGTGTTAGTGGTATCACCCCAAGTACCTGACTGTTCGCCAGATCCTATCTTCTCGATACCTAAAAAATCTGTATATGAACTTGACATATTTTATATCCTCTACGCAGCCTCTTCCCAATTTGGACTTTGTGATGGGCTAATTGTTGACCAGCTTGTTCCTACATTTGGACTAATTTGCACCCAGACTACAGAAGTGCCTACTGCTCCAGTAGCCGAAACCCCTGTAACCGAAACTATTGTTTGTGGAGCTACCGTGACAGAACCAACAGCACCAGTTCCAGCAATACCTGTAACTGAAGCAGACGCATCACCTTCTATGGTGACACTACCAACTCCTCCTGTTCCTGCAATTCCTGTAACAGCTACAACCGCAGATCCAGTAGCTGTAACACTTCCTACACCACCTGTGCCAGCAACCCCTGTAAGACTTACAATTACATCGCCTTCAAAGCTAACGCTACCTACCGAGGCTGTAGCACCAGCAATAGCTTGGTCTACATTCCAAGAGCCACCGTTCCAGCTTTGACCAGAGCTATTCCAGCCAATATAGGTAGTTAAAGCATCTGCCATCAGGCAATCCTGATAATAGCGTTACTCGCGTCAGCAGTTGGAAACTGGACTGTAAAATCTCCACTTGTTGATGATTTGTCAGCACCAAAATCCAAAACGCAAACGGTTGGATCTCCACTGGCACTGTCATTAAATATTAAAGCGCCTCTAGCCGTAATAGATGATGAACTAAAGGTTACGTCAGCAAAATCTGTAAAAGCCGTAGTGCTGCTTGTGGTTGGGTCTACTCTGGTTAAAGAAGCCCCTTTTGCCGTATAGCCCGTACCACTTACCTCATTGCTAGTGGTATACGCAGTAGTAGCCGCAGTAAAGCTGGCACTATTGGTATACAAGGCAATATTAAAGGTATTGCCACCAGAGTTTTTAAAGTTGTGTACAGCCTCCATTAACTCTTTCTTGAAGCTGGTACACATAAAGTTTCCGCTAAAAGCCATCATAGCCTCCTGATTATATTAGCTAGGCCGTCATCTCCAGCCTTTAACGCTTCGTTATACAAATCGGTTTTGTACCCGTTAATTCCTTGCCTGACATAAAACTCAATTACTTTCTGTATGTTCTGTTTGAACGCATTAGCTTGCTCCCTTATCAGGGGATTGGCGCTTTCTGATACAGAAACAATCTTGTCTGCACATCTTGAGGCTACCTCTTCTGGAGCAATCCCTCTTTGATGTGTTGTGTGAACCCCTACAGAACCTACTTCTACCTCTCCTAGCGAACCAATCATCCTCTTATGTTCCTAACCGCTCCAGAACGATAGCTATCTGTAGTATCGTAATTTTCGCCCAGATTCTTGAGCTTGCCTAACGCATCTTCATATCTTGCTATGTACATCTGCATAACGTCTGCATCACCCTTCAAGAAGGTGTATGCTTCAACCAGGCACCCATAAAACAAGGTTGACTCTGCATTAGTGCCTAACCAGCTTGTACCACTTGATGCCGTAGTAATTGATTCTGGCTTATAAAAGTAATGAAGCTCTACCGTGTAGTTTGTTGTGCCAGTCAAGTAATTAGGTGTCGGTGCTAAAAGAAAATTAGATTCATCAAATATTGCGTAATACTTTGGCGTTCCAGTCGTTGAAGAAGCAGGGTATGCTTCTCGTATAAAGTTTACATCTTTAAATACAAGAAACTCGTACCCAGTATTATCCACAGACAAGGAATACGGAGCCAGAAAATCAGATGGCATAGAAAGATACTGGTTTCCCTGAGATGTATTACCTGTTGCGTTTTTTCTAAAATCAGGCAACTGAACTGATTTAAGTATTCTGTCTTCTGCTTGCAGGATAATAGTAGGAAGATTATTAACGAAAGTAGTTTCCGTTGTCTCCAGGTAATCCTGCAAAGCATTCTTTAAAGTTGTAAATGTCCAAGCCATTAGGAGGTGCTCACCGTTACTTTTCCTACTTCTCCCTTTATATCAAGACCAAGGGTTTCTGTGCCATAAGCTTCAGATCCTCCACCAACTGGATCAAATGCAGACAATGACCTGCTTTCCTCTAAACTTGCATCAGGTCTTGGATTGCGAATTGCTTGCGGGTCTTCCATGTTAAGCTTTCCAAGTTGCAATTGGGGTTGGTCTTTATCTAAAACATCCCGTCCAACCAGCAAGCCATTTGGACGCTGATTCTCAATCTGAGGAACTAAATCCTTTTTTCTGTACCTAAATCCTGTGCGGTCACAAAAACCGAAGGCATGTTTTCCATTGGCATAATTGCTCATAGGTTGCTATATCCACCAGGAGACACTTGAAAGGAAGCTTTCTCTCTTGCTGCATCAGAAGCCATTTCCCATTGCTCATCATAAACTTGTTTTAACATAGGGGCTAAACTTTGAGCCTCTGGCTTTTTCATTGAAATATAATAAGCAAGACCAGCCGTTAAACAGGGAAGATATCTAGCAGGGACATCCATATTTAAAGATGCTGTAGTGCCTGCATCTTCAATACGCTCTATATAATAGTAATTAAATATATATGTTTTTGTAGCGTCAGGAACAGGCCAAACAACAATATTAAGGTTGCTGGGAGTTCTTTCTACAAAATACTGAATAGGTCTGCCATCTGTAAGTTTGTTTGTTTGTTGTGAGTACGTTGAAACCGATATCCTAGTCATGCTTAAATCAGCCTGCAACGAGGTGTTTCCCTCGTCTGTTCTGCAAACCGCTTCAACAATCTCTAGTTTTTCTGCTGTTAACGCATAGGTGCTTGTTCCAGCCGTTAGGGTTTGAGAAGCATTTTTCACAGTCCAGAGGTTTAGCCCTCGATTCTGCCACTCAAGCATAAGCATGTTAAGACTTCTTCTTGCTGTTCGATAATCATATCCACTACGAAGCTCTAGCCCACAACGCTCATAGGCTTCTTCCATAGCATCAGCAAGATCAAGAGTAAATGCGAATGTACCACTAGTTGCCATTTAAACTAGAACTCCTCTTGTTTTGCCTTTTTTTGCTATTCCATTTCTACATTTAGCAGGCTTTATTCTCCCGCCATTTTTTAATTTTTTCTTTTTTGGCATACTAAGCTCTTTACCTAAATGGATTAAAGTTATTAAAGTTAAAATTGTTTAACCCTTGATATTGCTCAAGAATCTTTCGTAACGCTTCCATATTATATGATGGAGTTGTTTCTGCTCCGTTGTCTGTTACTTCATTTGTGCCTGTATCTGCGTCAGCACTCGCTGTAGAAACGTCAGCGGAAGGACTTGCTGTAGAAACGTCAGCGGAAGGACTTGCTGTAGAAACGTCAGCGGGAGGCGGAGCTTCTTCTTCAGTCATTCTGGGCGGCATAACCTGTCCTGTAATAGGATGAATATTAGTGGTTCCGTAATACTGTTGTTTTTGGTAGTTAGGCATTCCTCCTAAAGCTCCACCCGGAGTGAGGAAATAAGACCCTTGAGGGAAAGGACTTCCTGTATTTCCCATAGTCCCATAAATAGAACCGCCATAAGGAGACATTCCTCCATAACCATAAGGAGAATATCCTCTCCCGTAACCACCCATTCCAGTCATAGAATTGCCATATCTACCAGGCATGTAAGGAGAAGCGGCTCTGTATCCGCTCATACCATACATATTTCCACCGCCATACATGTTTCCGCCACCCTTTCCTCCACCGTACATTCCGCCCATAGGAGGATTGTATCGAGGGTTAAGTTGATAACCTCTAATTCCGTAGCCACCGCCCATCATTCCGCCACCCATGTCACCTAAACCTGAATAAGCAGATTCACGCATTCTTGCATAAGGGTTTGTAACTGGGCTGCTGTAATTTGGACGGCTCATCAAGTTCTCCTAACGCTTCTATTCTTGCTTTTGCTAACAACTTTTAAATTACTTGTTTTGTTGTTTTTGGGATTTCTATCTTTATGATGAACATCCTTTCCATCACCTTTTTTAACTTTTCCTGCTTCTGACATTTTTCTACGAGCAGCATTTCTCCCAGCCCTTCGCTTTTTCTGCTTGGACTGAGAGTGATACTCATCATACTCCTTGCGATAATTTCGCATTACTTCTTCTTAGCAACTTTCTTTTTTGCAGAAGCTTTTTTCTTAACAGGAGCCTTTTTAACTACAGCTTTTTTAACAGGGGTTTTTTTAGCTGGTGTTTTTTTCTTGGCAGGGGCTTTCTTCTTTACTTCCCATGCCTCATTTTCTTTTGTGTCAGGATCATCCTTGGCAAAAGTTCCGTCTTTCGTCCTTGATCTAACAACTTCCAAATCCTTGCTCATTTCTTTTAAAACTCGCTCTGCTTCCGATTTGGTCATTAAGTCAAAGACAACGGTTTCATATGTACCATCAGAGTTCTTCATACCAATCTGGTATACAGGATCTCCATTATTCCAGTTTCCGTTTTGAAAGACTTCAAGTTTAGCCATAGGATTTCACCATTGTTAAAACCACTGTGTAGGCATCGCCACTGCTATGACCGACTGTTGTTAAGTCAATGTCTCCAGTGACACCAGAACCAGCATTATTAGGTATGCCAGTAAAAGAAGTAAAGTCTAATTCATCAGCATAATCTGCTGGCAAGTGTGCCGCTAAAACATTTGTAGAGGCATCAAATTCAACTTTAACGCTCATACCGACTGTAGAGAATTGTATTTTACTAATTGCTACACGAGTGCATTCTTTCCCTGTCATGGGATCAGAGGAAAGAGCAGATACGTCTACTTTCTTAACAGCAGACTCGCCTGAACCGTCACTAACATTAGTGAACTTCATAATCAGGTTTCGTGCGCCATCTTGGATTGTCTGAGAGGTTACTGCATCAGCCATTGTATATCTCCAAAATAAAGGGGGGCTTTCGCCCCCATGTCATTATGACTGGTCAGTAAAGGCAGGAACATCCGCACCTTCTTGATAGCCCCAGATATACCAATTGGTTGAATCTTTTGCCAGTACATTAATCTCAAATAAACCAAAATCCGTTAATGTCAGGATTGAGTTTGAGTTTCCATCTGCATACACAGAAACATTATCTGCGTTTGAGTCAAGATGAACGATACCGCCCAGATAGAAGTTTGTGTCTGATCCTGTATCAATAACCAGGTTTTCAGTTTCTTCTGCCGCACCACCGTAAACCAGCTTAAAGAAAACACCAGCAGAGGGACTAGGCAAAGTCAAAGTGCAATTAGCTGACAAAGCAGGAACTACAGAGGTTCTTCCTCCATGAGCCGTTGCTGTTAGCGAAATTGCTGTTGTATCTGCCAAGGCAACTGGAGTGACCTGCAAGCCGTTTCCGTCAAGTGTGAACTCAGTTGTAACAGTACCTGTTGTACTGTTTTTAGATATAACCGTAAATCCATTCTCTGAACGGACTGGGCCATTAAAGGTTGTATTAGCCATTTTGATTACCTATTTACGAAAGGATTTGCTACAACGTCTTCGTAACGTCCACTGGGCTGGTCGTTGCAGCTATTTTATCCCAGATAAGAATTTAAAAAAGGGGGCAAAGCCCCCTATCGTCAGGATGTACCCGGAGATCCGTAGATCCCAAGAGGGTCGGATACACCAAAACTGTACCGCTCTCTAGCCTTATAACGGACGTTACCTGTGTCGAAATCACCGTCCATAGAAGTTTCAAGCGCAGTACGCTCAAAGTGCTTCATTCCGTTAGGAACGTCAGTGATAACAAAAAAGGCATTAGTGTCAGTCAGATAATGATTGACCGAATAACCTTCAGGTATTGAACCATTATTACGCAAAGCGTTAATGTCGTTATCAGCAGTACCAACTCTGCCATCTGTTTCCAGAAGTCTGGTTGCCACAAACTGTAACGCAGGCGGAACAACTAATCGTCTAGGACGAGCTGCAATCAAAAGTCCACGCTCATCAGTAAATGCTGCAATATTAATTACCGCATCTTCTAATGAAGTTTCGTTAAGATCAGCCGCTGTCGCAGGACGGTTGCTGTTCTTGCCACCGCTTACTAGAGGGTGTCCATCACCACCAGTCACACCGTCACCAGAAGCAGTAAACAGGTTAACCCCGTCACCAGACTGGTAAGCATTAGTGAAACCGTTGTTTAAAGGAAATGCTGCTTTCACTTGCTTTGTGTACGCCATACCACGGGCAAGAGCCTTGGTGTATCGAGCAGACAGGGAATCATAGAGGTTATCCTCCATAGCTTCTTCTGTAATGCTGAAACCAAGAGCAATAGTCTCATGGTTGTAACGTGCAGTGAAAGATTCCTGTGCTGAATCGTAGCTTATAGCAGCTCCTTCAGCTTTTACAGGTGCAGCAGCAAAACCCGAAAGTTTTACTTCCTCTTCAAATGAACGATCCGATGATTCAGTTTCATAAATCAACGTATGCTCATCATCGTACTTTTCATACTCAAGACCGAACAGGGCATTAAGGCCCGGTAACAGCTCTTTGAGCATCTGCGCTCTTGAAATAGCCATTAGTCAGTCTCCTTATATGCCAGTGGTGTTAACGTATATGTGTCCTACGTTAAACTTAACGATGACATCAGTAAACGCATCACCCACTGTGCTAGTAGGGCCATCAACAAAGTCAATGATCCTTAACGGCAGTGTGTTAGTTGTAGCCACAGTGCTAGAATCAACTGCATTCTTACTGCGACCAATTGAGGTTGAACCAGCCGTTTGAACTGCCGCTACATTGTTTCCAAGTGTAGTTTGAGCCAAAGTTGCATCTCCTTGCATACGCATCAGGACATTCGGATCATCAAGGACATAAGCCATGATGTCAGACGCTGCTGTGCTTGCAGGAAACTGCTGATTAAATGTCATCTGGTTGGTACTAGGATCTGTGTAAGAACAACCCATAAAAACACCTACAGGTGTAAGAGAAGTTGTCCCTGTGTCTTTCTCCACAGTTCCAGAACTAACCAACTTTACAAAGTCACCATAAAAGATAGCTGTGCCATAGCCACTTGCAATCTTAATGTGGCGAACTTTGCCATTAAAAGAACCACTAGCACTTAAAGTGCCAATTGGTTCAGCCCCAGTTGGGGCGGCTGAAGTTGCCATAATATATCTCCAATTGATACATTAAAAGTTAAAAAGTTAACTAATAGAACTTTTCTCTTTAACAGAGATTAGTTCTTGCCGAATGTAGTGCGCGTAGAACGATCTGGAGAAAGGAGAGGCATACGCGGGTCGTTCTCCTTCATAAAGCTATTATCAACAGATTCCATCTGCTGAGATGCTATTTTCTGGTAATATTCTGATCGCTTCTTCATTTCCTCTTCTGGAGCTTTACAGAGTAATAATCCGCCTATCTCAATAT